ATCAAGCCTATAATTATGTTAAACCGGCTAGCATTCCAGAGCTAGTAGTATTGATTGCAAAATACCAATATCAAGCAGCTTTTGTTGCTGATCCAGAAATTAACACAGCTGCATTTTTAACAGAAGTTATGGTATCATTGGAGTTTCTATGAACCCTTTTGAATATGTTAACGCTATTAATATTAGTAAAAAAGATCTAATTAGAAATAGCGAAAATCCAACTTTAGCCGAAAAAGATTATAGCCCTTTCCTCGTGAACAGGGCTCTTTCTTATTATGTTGATACAGTTCTATATGCTAATGAGATGAATCGTGCAAATCACGTGGATTCTATACTACAAAATGATTATTACCTAAATAGTATACGAGTTTCTAAGAGATTTTCAAAATGGGCAAAGCCTGTTGAGAGTTCTGACGTAGAAAGTATACAAGAATATTATAAGGTGAATTATAACAGAGCTCTTGAGATCAGTAAAGTTCTGACTAGAGAGCAGATTGACCATATAAAAACAAAAATAATAAAAGGTGGTAATCATGTTCAACATAAACCAGCTGGTGGAAGTGAGACTTAGAAGTCCAGAAGATTTTCTAAAAGTAAAAGAGACACTTTCTCGCATAGGTCTTGCATCTAAAAAGGAAAACACATTATATCAATCCTGTCATATCTTGCACAAACAAGGTAAGTATTATATTGTGCATTTCAAAGAATTGTTTTTACTAGATGGTAAACAAGCTGATCTTTCTGAAGGTGATATTGCAAGACGTAATAGAATAGTTAATTTATTAGATGAATGGGAGTTGATCGAGCAGGTAGATTATAATAAAACAGAAACACCAGAAGCTCCCCTTAATCAAATAAAAATTATTCCTTTTAAAGAAAAAGATAAGTGGAATCTAGTAGCAAAATATACCATAGGATCCAAGTACTAACTCATTGAAATCATTGGATATTTTTTTAGTTGCATTTTTTTCAAAAAAATACTATATTAATATTATGAAAACAGCAGTAAAAAACATCTTTGCTAGAGAGCTCTCGGAACGAAAATACCGCCCGAGAGTTATCCGTGCGTGTAAGGGTAAAGGCTCTTACGATCGTAAACGTCTGGAGAAAAGACATGCGTAAATTATTTTTAAGTGCATTAACCGCTTTAACAATATTTTCTACTTCTGCACAAGCAGGTGAATGGCAAAGACATCATCATGCACCTAGACATCATAACCATCACTACCATGGAGGTAATAATAACTGGGTAGCACCTCTTGTGGGTGGTCTTATTATAGGTGGTCTTATGATGAATACTCAACAAGGATATTATCAGCAGTCTTATCGCTATCAACCTGTATGTCAAAATGTATTCATGGGTTCATACTGGAATGGTTGGCGCTGGGTAAATCAGTATCAAGTAATCTGTGATTGAGAATATTATGAGCCTTACATTATTAGATGAATTTGAAATTGCGTGTTTAACGCCAACCGATATTAACCAGCATCTTCCTCTTTTGAGAGGGATTGCTAGTCTCTGTAATCATGTTACAGAATTTGGTGTTAGAGAAGGTCAATCTACAAGAGCTATACTTGCATCTAATGCTCCAGTAGTACGCTCTTATGATCTTTTTATTGATCCTAAAGTACAAGAATTGTTTAACCTTGCTGGCAGTCAAGGTCGTGATGTTAAGTATTCAATTGGAAATACTTTACATATTGATATAGAACAGACTGATCTTTTATTCATAGATACAGATCATAGCTATTCCCAAGTAAAACATGAATTAGAACGTCATCACATGAAAGTAAATAAGTATATTGCTTTTCATGATACACACACTTATGGTTGTACCTGCCAAGACGGTAAAGGTCTTCTTCCCGCAATTCTAGAGTTTCTTAAGGAACATAGAGAATGGGTCGTAAATTACCATACGACTGAAAACAACGGTTTTACTGTTTTAGAAAAAACAGTTGCTTAAATTAAAAAAACAGCCTACTATAATAATGTGAATTGTGACCAATTTTAAAATGGAGAAGTGAAATGGCACATTTGGTAGAAAGCATGGCATATGCTGGTGAAGTTCCTTGGCACGGTCTTGGTATTAAAGTATTAGATGATTTGACTCCTGCTCAGATGCTTGAGAAGGCAGGTCTTGATTGGACTGTCGATAAAGTTCCTACTTATATTGACTATAACGGTCAGAAGATTCCTACAGAAGATTCTGCTCTTGTTCGTTCTTCTGATGGTAAAGTTCTCTCAGTAGTATCAGGTGAATGGAACCCAGTACAGAATCACGAAGCGTTTGATTTCTTTCATGACTTTGTTATGGAAGGCAATATGAAAATGCATACAGCAGGTTCATTACGTGAAGGTAAGAATGTTTGGGCTCTTGCAAAGGTAAATGAATCGTTTGAGATTCTTGGTGGAGACAAAGTTGACAGCTATCTTCTTTTTAGCAATCCTCATGAGTATGGTCGCTCCATTGATATTCGCTTTACTCCAATTCGGGTGGTATGTAATAATACGCTTACTCTCGCTCTTGGTTCTTCTAGTGACCTCGTTGTACGTCTCAATCATCGCCGTAGTTTTGATGGGGAACTGGTTAAACGTACTCTAGGTATTGCTAATAATAAGATGTCTACTTATAAAGAAGCTGCAGAGTTTCTTTCATCTAAGCGTTACAGTGAAGAAACACTTCACAACTACCTCCGTGAGCTCTTTCCTTCTCTTTCGAAGGAAAACAAGGATGTTATGTCACGTCCAGCAGAAACTGTATTGTCAGTAGTAGATACACAGCCTGGCGCAGATTTTGCTCCTGGTTCATGGTGGAATGCTTTTAATGCTGTAACTTATACTACTGATCACGTTCTCGGTCATACAAACGAGTCTCGTATGCAGTCTTCATGGTATGGTCAGAATCGTCAACGTAAGATCACTGCTCTTAACAAGGCAATTTCTTATGCGGAGGCGGCGTAAGCCGTCTCCCTTCTTTGGAGATAAAGATGGAAAAACAATATCAAGTTAAAGTAACACTCAAAGTAGAATCATCAGGACATCATGATGAGTTGTTCCCAGATACTACAGGTACAATTGAGTTTGATGCTACTGATGTACATGTAAATGCAGTGTTAGAAAAATTTAGAGATTTTCTTACAGTCATAGGATATGTAATTGATCCTAGCGATTCTTTAAAACTGGTTAAAGAAAATGAATAGCTCAGATCAGGACTTAAAGTTAGCATATACAGAAGTATTATCTTTTATGAATGATATACTAGACCGCTATGATCCTATTGTAGTTGGAGCTGCTATGCTATCCTTAACTATGTCACTGTATAAAACAGTGTTGCCTCCAGAAGAATTTAATACTATGATGGAAGCAGTTGCCGAGTCAAAAGATAGTGTAAGACCGTTTACACCACCGAAGGAAATGATGCAATGAGCAATGGACCAAATAAAGATGAAGTGATGCAGTATATTAACCGCATCGAAAAACTTGAAGAAGAAAAGAGAGCTATCTCTGAAGATATCAAGAGTGTCTATCTTGAAGTAAAATCAACAGGGTATGATCCCAAGATCATTCGCAAGCTCGTTTCTATTCGTCGTAAGTCAAAAGAAGAACGTCAAGAAGAAGAAGCTCTTCTCGAACTCTATATGTCAGCTATTGGAATGGAATAATGAACAAACGTAGACTCTTAACTGATCGTGGTGGACCACCTGGATCAATGACTCAGTATCTTGTTGATATTTTACTTCGTATCAAACAAGAGTCAAATGATGAGTTTGTTCGTGCAATGGCTCATCAAGCGATTCAAAAAGTAAATGAGGGGAATCCTCTTGAAGATGCAGTGTATCATATCGCATCAAAACCATTAATGATTGAATCAGAATTGTATCTTATGTTAGCAAAGCAAGCAGTTGCAGACGCTGAAAGGATTCTTGGTGATGGGAACGGTTCTAGAGTTTAAAAAGAATAATATTACGAAACCAGTTATTAACATTCCAGTAAATTTCTGGGATAGGTTTAAAGAGGTTCTTCGTAAGTATTATAGTGAGAACGATGTTCATCTTATCGTTGCTGCTATTATGGATAAAGAATGTTACGAACGTACCAATGACGATATCCGTAAAGTAGCTGACATTTATTATAGGTTTGCTCCAGAAAAATAAGAGTTGATTTTTTTCTCATAATATCCTATTATTATAATATGATGAAAGGAAAAAACATGACAAAAGAAACTAAAATGGAAATTGCGCTATATCTGCTGCAGTTTCTTACAGGTATGATTTTCGGTATTATTTTGGCAGAAATGCTTACAAGGTGATTAATGAATAATAAAGTGTTTGTGTTTGATATTGACGGTACGTTAAGTAATCTCGATCACCGTCTACAATACATTCGTAAATCACCTAAAGATTGGACTACATTTAAAGCTTTACTTCCACAAGATACTCCTCATGAAGATATCATCTGGTTGACTCAGTGCTTTAAAAGCTATGGTTCAGTAGTACTTTGTTCTGCTCGAGATGAAACAAGTCGTAAAGATACATTAGATTGGTTGATTAAATATAATGTATATTTCGACGATTTGTTTATGAGAAAAGCTAATGACTATCGAGATGATGGTATCGTCAAGAAAGAATTGCTTGAACAAATTCGAGATGAATGGGGTGAACCTTTTTTATGGTTTGATGATCGTAATCGTGTAGTAGATGCTATGCGTGAAGAAGGTATTAGAGTATTACAGGTTCAACCTGGTAACTTTTAGGAGTAAATAATGGCACACCCTCATAAGAATCGTCCTCGTAAAGGGCGCCGTAAAGTAGGTTCTAAAAAACGAAAAGCACGGAATAATCGTAAGAAGAAATGAGTGCTCTAGTCCATGAAACGGAAGTAACATACTTTACGTTTCCTCTTCTTGCTGTACAGCTGAAGGAATATAAAAAACAACTTTCTGATGCTGTATGGGAAGAAAATCAAGAAAAAATAGCTAAATTAAAAGATATGATACGTTTTACCGAAATACAAATTGCATTAGGTGAAACGTATGATATACCTTTCTAGACGAGTCGCCAAGTGGTCAAGGCCGGCCGCTCATAACAGTCTTATCGGGGGTTCGAATCCCTCCTCGTCTACCAAAATTAGCCACTAGTGTAAAAACTAGTGGCTTTTTTTATGAAACTATGCTAATATATAATATATACAGTAATGATTGTTGAATTCGAAAAGACTCTTGCTAAAGGTGTTCTAAATGGTCTTACAGTCACGGATAAGATTCATTTTACATCTGAAAAAGAAGCTAAGTCTTGGATCGATGCAGTCTCTAAACTAAACCGTGATGGTAAATTTCACAATTTTAAAGTGAGGGCCGCGTGATGTTCAAAGTACAGTTTTTATGTTCTTTAGTTGTAACACTTATTAGTTTTATATCATTTATCTATGGTATGGTTAACCATGATTACACATTAGCATTGATTGGTGGTTGTTCTTTTGTAGGGTGGTTTCACCATACAGTTTCAGATTATGAAGCAGCTAAAACAATTCATAACATTGCTAAAAAGTATGGTGTGTGATGAAACTGTTTCTAGTTGACGCAGTATCTTCATATCGTACATCATATGTTGTTCGTTGTGAAAACGAAGAAGATGCTAAAGATACAGTAACAATGGAAGAAGCAAAAGAGTTTAGCCAAGAAT